AGTTAAGGTTGAAGAATCTAAAAACAATAGTTATACTAAAGGTTTAAATAGATATTTGGAACCTGGTAATATGACAATATCCGTTTACCTAAACCATTTAGAAGAATTAAAAGTGGATATTAGATACGGTGATTATATCGGATATCAAGAATCCGAAGAAAAAATAAGATATTATACGGTATCAAACGATGGTAAATTAACTGCAGACAATAAACATAATATGTTTGGTTATAAACCATTTTATAGAACGATACTTTGTGTTCCAACACAAGAAACAGAATTTAGAGGGATTTAATTATGGGAATACCTAAAAGAAAAAACAATATACAAGTTTACGGTCAACATGAAAATGAGGAAGGCTCAATTATTGGTAGAAGAAAAGAGTTATTAGAAAGAATAACTAAATCTGACACTTATTTACCTGATTCGGTTCTACATGACGACCTTGACTTGGGTATGCTTAATTTTATTAAAGAACACTTCAAAGTTATTTCTGATGGTAATCAAATTCCGATTATTCCAAAAATATTAACAATACAAAGATGGGGGGAATTTACCAATAATTGGACATTTTCAGATGATGACGGTAATATTAAATTACCATTTATTGCAATTGTAAGAAAACCCGATGTTCAATTTGGTACAAATCCAGCAATACAAAGAACAATACCTGATAGAAGAGATTTTTTCTACGCTAGTGTTCCGACATGGGATGGTAATCAACTTGGTGCTGACATTTACAAAATCCCACAACCAATTGCGGTTGATATTACTTTTGATGTAACAATTGTTTGTACAAAATTTAGAGACATAAATAAATTCAACAAGGTTGTTTTACAAAAGTTTTCATCTCGTCAATCATATACCTCCGTAAAAGGTCACTATATACCCATAGTGTTGGATAGAATCGAAGATAACACCCCAATGGATACTTTGGATGGTAGAAGGTTTTACATCCAAAATTACACCTTTACAATGTTAGGTTTCCTAATTGATGAAGAGGAGTTTGAAGTTAAACCCGCAATCAACAGGGTGTTGACTATGTTAGAAACTGATTTAAGTTCAAGTAGAACACCAAGACCTGAGATTAATCTATCGATAACAAGTTCATATTCAAGTGGTTCAATTGTTTCACAATATTCGGTGATTGCGTCTCGTAAAGTTGATAAAACGGTTGAGATTACATTTGATGATATATTGGGTGTTACAACAGGAACTACAGTCACAATACCGGTTAAATTATTTATTGAACCTAAACAAATTTCAGGAACAACTGAATATACGGTTGCGGGTTCTTTTGGGAATTTAAACCAAACAAGTACTTTTAGTGGGTTAACTGTTGATACAATTGGGAGAAGTAATTTTAATTTTGTGACAACAAAAGGTTCGTCAACATTTACTCCAGCATTATCACCAACACCAACACCAACCATAACACCAACTAGAACCATCACACCTACTATTACCCCAACAAGAACCATTACACCAACACCAACTAAAACTCCAACGATTACCCCAACTCCAAGTAGTTCTTAAAAATTAATCTCCGTAGATATCTTTTTTCTTTGGTATTTCTGTGGATTTATCTTCTTTACAAGTTTCATCAATCCACTTCTGAACAATTTTATAAATTTTTAATCCTTTTTTATCGCAATATTCTTTTAACATCTTGTGATGTTTCTCACTAACCTTAATGTTTTTGGTGGTATTCTCCATGATAAAGATAAATATTGATACTAAAAGATAAATTAGTGTCTATAAGTATATTTTTTAATAAAATCAAGGAAATCTTTGCTAAAAACAAAGATATTTATAGAAAAGTAATAAAATTAATTAACCAAACAAGAAAAAATGGCAAATTCAAATAGAGTATTTGTATCTCCTGGTGTGTATACATCAGAAAAAGATTTATCATTCGTAGCACAAAGTGTTGGGGTGAGTACATTGGGGTTAGTGGGGGAAACTTTAAGAGGTCCCGCTTTCGAACCAATTTTAATAACAGATTTTGATTCATTCAAATTATATTTTGGAGGTACATCACCGGAAAAAGACGGTAATGATAACCCTAAATATGAGTTACCTTATGTCGCAAAAGCATATCTTCAAGAATCAAATCAACTATTTGTTACAAGAGTTCTTGGATTAACAGGATATAAACCAGTTAAAACATTTGCGATTAAAACAATCGGTGGTGTTGAGGTTGGAGGATTAAGTGGAACCACAACGGGAACTACAATCCCATCAACAACAGGTATTACAGGTAGTACTTTCTACACTTTCTTATCAGATAAGAAAGCTTACGACGGAAATACCATTACTGATTATATGGTAACATTCTATAGTGGTTTTACATCAGGTAATACCGGTAATTGGTTTGTTTTGGGTAATGTACCATTTTCAGGAACATCGGGTTTAACAGGTACTGAAGTTATCTCACCATTAACAGGTTTGGATAACGCAAATAATTACAACTCAAAAGAGTGGTATAATACATTAGTTAATACGGCTGGTACAGAAGTTTATTCATTCCTATTCATTTATAATAGTGGTACAAGTTTATTTAATGTAACAAGATATACATATAGTGCTACCACATATAGTGATTATGATGAACAAGTTGTTGCAGCATTTAGGTCAAGAGGTTCATATGTTGGTCAAACTTTAAATTTAGAAGTTACAGGAAATACTAACTTTAATATTTCAGGTTCGGATTTAGTGGTAAACCCATTATCTGAATTTACAATCAATGTAACAGGAGCAACAAGTGGAGCAAAAACATTTACATGTAGTTTAGATACTACATCATCAAAATACATTACTAAAGTATTAGGTGTTGATGTATTTGATAAATCAAAAGGAGATATTCCGATTTATGTTTATGAATCTTATCCAAAATATTTACAACAAGCTTTTCAACAAGGTTATATTAGAGGTATCAGTTTAACTGAAGTTTATAATACTGAAACTACTAACTTCTTAACAGAATATGATACACCAATGTCACCAACAGTTGTTTCTGAAGTTAGAGGTGGTAATGTTGCAGATTTATTTGAAATAATTACAATTTCTGACGGTGAGGATGCTAACACACAACTTAAAATTTCAATCGTTAATATTAATGTTGATACATACGAATTCGATATGTTAGTTCGTGAATACTATGATACAGATGATAACATGGTTGTTCTTGAAAAATTCACAAGATGTTCAATGAATCCAGATGTTCCGGGATATATCGCTAAAAAAGTGGGTACATCTGATGGTGAATATCAATTGAATTCAAAATACATTATGTTGAATATGGCTAATAGACACCCAACAGACGCATACCCATCAGGTTTTAAAGGATTTGTAAATAACTCAAACTTTGGTGGAGACACTTTAGGTTCTGTAATGTATAAAACTGATTACTATGGGGCTGGTGATGTTACGGGTTATAATTATGACGGTTCACCAATCACATCTTCAGGAGATAGTATTAGAAAAGTATGTTTAGGTTTCTCAACTCAAACAGGTTATGATGATGATTTGTTAAAATATAAAGGTAAAGCGGCACTTAATACAACTAAAGGTTTCCACTTATCAACAAACGCATCTACAATCACAGGTACAACATATATAACAACACCTTATGATTTAGAGGGTCAACCAGCAGGTAGTGTAATAAGTGATATCAACTATCGTAAATTTACATTAGCATTATGTGGTGGATTTGATGGTTGGGATATATACAGAAATGTAAGAACTTATGGTGATAGTTATATCTTTGGTAAGAAAACTTATGTTTCAGGTAATACAACCAATGGTGGTTTGTTTAGTACAACGGTAGGAAATAGTGATTATTACGCATATGTTAGAGGTATTGACACTTTTGGTAACCCTGAAGCTGTTGATATTAACATATTTGCAACTCCCGGTATTAACTTCTACGACCACAGTTCACTAACTTCTTATTCAATCGATATGGTTGAACAAGATAGAGCGGATTCACTTTATATAATTAGTCCACCAAATTATGATACAGTTGATGAGGTAGTTAATGCATTAGATGGTGTGTCAATGGATACTAACTATTCGGCTACTTACTTCCCTTGGATTCAAGTTATAGATGCGGATAACGCAACTCAAATTTATATTCCACCAACGGGTGAGGTAGTAAGAAACATAGCATTAACTGATAATGTATCGTTCCCATGGTTCGCGGTAGCGGGTTATTCAAGAGGTTTAGTGAAATCAATCAAAGCGGTTAAGAAACTAACACTTGATGAAAGAGATGAACTTTACAAAAATAGAATCAATCCAATTGCTACTTTCTCTGATACAGGTACAATTATTTGGGGTAATAAAACTCTACAAGTAAGAGAATCAGCACTTGATAGAATAAATGTAAGAAGATTGTTATTAAGAGCAAGAAAATTAATTTCAGCGGTAGCGATTAGATTAATATTTGAACAAAATGACGACCAAGTTCGTAACGAGTTCTTGAGGTTAGTAAATCCGATATTGGATGCGATTAAGAGAGAAAGAGGTCTTTATGATTTCCGTGTAACGGTTTCAAGTGACCCAGCTGATATAGATGCAAATACAATGAGAGGTAAAATATTTATTAAACCTACTCGTTCACTTGAATTTATTGATGTTGAGTTCGTAATAACACCAACAGGAGCTTCATTTGATAATATTTAATAAAATAAAAAGGGAAGGTGTAAAATCCTTCCCAACTTATATGTTTCACGAGAAACAAAAAAAGTATAAAAAATATAAAATTATAATACCCAGTATATATGCTCCAGTATTCTAGAACTAGTATTTTATTATCTAGTATTTTAATATCTAGTTTTATTAAACTAGTTAAAGAATTTCTAGTACTAGATACTAGTATAGTGAAAAAATACGAAAAATATTTGACATTATCAAGTATTTCGTAAAAATAAATTATTTTTCAATAAGAGTATATTTATAGGTAAGGTAAATAAAAAAAAATTAAAAACAAAAAATAGACATGGCAGATTTATTAATGAAAATGCCGGTTCCATACGAACCGAAAAGAGTTAACCGTTTCATACTAAGATTTCCCTCTTCATTGGGTATCAACGAATGGTATGTAGCATCAACGGCAAGACCAAGCGCAAAAATCAATTCAGTAGCAATACCGTTCATCAATACATCAACTTATGTTGCTGGTAGATTCGAATGGAATGAACTAAGAGTAACATTTAAAGACCCAATTGGACCTTCAGCGTCACAAGCGTTGATGGAATGGTTCCGTTTACATGCGGAGTCAGTAACGGGTCGTATGGGTTACGCAGCAGGTTATAAGAAAGACATTGAATTAGAAATGTTAGACCCAACGGGAGTTGTGGTTGAAAAGTGGATTCTTCAAGGTACATTCTTAACTGATTTGAACTTCAACGAACTTGATTATTCGAGAGATGACATTGCAACTATCACAGCGTCTTTACGTATGGATAGATGTATTCAAGTTTACTAATTTTATTATCAGTATTTTACGTATTTTAATAAAATAAAATTGTCTATTTACAATATTAAGGGTCTTCCGTTGGGAGACCTTTACTTTTTTATAAAAGTTTCGTAATTTTATATAGTTATTAATAAAACAAATTTATGGAAGAATATAGAATTGACCCCACGATTGCATATGATGTCGTGGAACTACCTTCAAGAGGTATTTTTTACCCAAATAATAAAAAATCATTAAAGGTTTCTTATTTAACTGCAGCTGATGAAAATATTTTAGCAGCACCTAATTTAATTCAAACAAATTCAATTGTTACTGAACTATTAAAAAGAAAAATTTTAGACAGAGATTTCCCAATTGAAGATATGGTTGAGGAAGATAAACAAACTGTTTTAATTTTTCTTAGAAATACCGCATTTGGTTCAGAATATAGTGTTACCTTAACGGACCCAAAAACTGAAATTGATTTTAAGGCTACAGTTGATTTAAGTAGTTTAACATTTAAATCATTTGATTTAGTTCCTGATAGTAACGGTGAATATCCATATTTTATGGAAAAATCTAAAATTGGTATAACTTTTAAATTTTTAACTCAAAAACAAGAAAATGAAATATCTGAAATTCAAAAAAGTTGGAATGGTGCTGGATACGCACCTATTATTACAAAACAATTAGAAATGATGATTAAATCTGTTGAGGGTAATAAAGACCAAATGAATATTAGAAACTTCATTGAAAAATTACCAATTAAAGACGGACAAGACTTTAGAAAATATGTTTCAGAACAAAGACCAGGCGTAGACCTTAAACAAACAACAAAAACCCCATCAGGAGAAGATATCCAATTTTATATTGGGTTTGGGGTTGAGTTTTTTCGCCCTTTCTACGGACTATAAGAAAAACCAACTTTCGGAAATTTTATTCCTTGTTAAACGAGGATTCTCTTATGGGGACATAAATTCTATGCCAATTTATATAAGAAGATATTATATTGATTATATAATAGAATTGGAAAACCAACAGTAATCTATTTATATGTATGGCTAAATTAAGTACAACACCCAGTCAACAGTTAAGTAGTACACCACTTATGACTTTACAAACATTTTTAAGTCAGTTTGAAAATGAAACCGATTCAAATGGTAGAACATGGAATAGGCAATCATTAACAGACTTACATAGAAATTATAATGGCGGTAGAACCTCAAATACAACTAACCCTAGAGGTGATGATGGAAATAAAGGGAGTAGTTTTATGGGTAAACTGGTCGGTGTTGCTGCGGATATTGCAAAAACTCAAGAAATAAGTGACCCATATTCGGGTATTAAAGATTCATATATTGAAGCTAATGCAGCTCTTACTTCTTTAATAAATTCAGAAGGTAAACTTAATGATGTAAAAGAAATTGGAAAAAATCTAATGGAAGGTACATATCAAAGATTTTTAGATTATTTAACTGAACAAACAAATTTATTACATCAAGTCAATGAAGGAACTAGTTTAACAGGAAAACTATCCGAGGGTGTTAGAGAAGAATTAACCAATAGTAGCGTTCCTCTAATGAAATATAAGATAGGATTTCAAGAAATTGTTACAGCATCTTTAAAATTAACAGCAACAACCAGTAAATTTAATCTTATTAATGCTGAAACATGGGATAAAGTTGGTCAATCAGCTAAAGCATATGTTGGGACATTATCCGATTTAACAGATATGTTACCTGCTTTTGAAAATATTGGTTATGGTGCAAGTGACACCGCAAAACAAATTCAAATTTCAGGTCAAAGAATGATGAAACTTGGATTAGATTCTAAATCAATGTTAAAAGATATGCAAAAAGACATTGGTAAATTAAATGAATATGGTTTTAAGGATGGAATACAAGGGTTAGCTAATATGGTAACCAAAGCAAAAGAATTTAGGATGTCAATGGAAGAGACATTTAAAATTGCAGACAAGGTTATGGACCCTGAAGGGGCAATTGATATGGCAGCAAATTTACAGGCGATAGGTGGTGCAATTGGTGATTTAGGTGACCCATTGAAAATGATGTATATGGCAACAAATAATGTTGAGGGAATACAGGATGCATTAATTGGTGCTTCACAATCCCTTGCAACATTTAACAAAGAAGGTGGTCGATTTGAAGTTACAGGAATTAACATAAGAAAAGCCAATGCAATGGCTAAAGAAATGGGAATTTCGATGAGTGAACTAACCAAAGGAGCAGTAGCGGCAGCAGAAAGAACATCAGCGGCAACCGCGATGTTATCAAACGGATTAAAATTAGATAAAGACCAAACTGCACTAATTAGTAACCTTTCCCATATGAAAGATGGTAAAATGACTATGGAAGTTCAAGGAGACGAAATGAGAAAAATTCTTGGAGTTAATAAAGATGTTAAAGAGGTTGCATTGGAAAGCCTAACACAATCACAAGCTGAATCATTAGCTGAATATCAAAAAAGAGAATCGGAAAAAACACCTGAAGATATTATTAGGGGTCAAGCAACAAATATTGAATTAGTAACAAGGGATGTAAATTATATTTTAAGATTATTAACAGTCGAATCGGGGAAAGCAGGTAAAAGTGTTATGAAATCATTGGATATTGATTTTGATGTTATTTCAGGTGAATCAAAAAAAATGAGAGAAAAGGGAGGTGACTATATTAAAGGAGCGTCTGATGAAATAACATCAAAATTAAAAAACGATAAAGAAATTAAAAAAACGGCTAAAATGAATAGTGTGGAGTCAAAGACTGTAGATAATTCATCATCAAATGCAAATAATCAAAATAGTAATGCGTCAACTGGAGCCCTCGCATCTAATAATGTAATGACCATTAAGCATCAATTTAGTGATAGTACTGTGATTTTTGATAACACCAAAAAATTGATTGATGAGTCGGTAACAAGAAATCCAAAAGAATATACTATAATACCATTTAATTACGCTTAATAACCGTAATAAATAAAATTAAAAAACATCTATTTATAAAGTAAAACATAAATGCCAACTTATTTAGATTTTGATACCAGTAGGAATAAATCAGGAATACCTGACTCCAAGGACGGTTTTAGAGATTACTTAATCGCTAGAACTCTTAATGTACCTAATGGTCCTCAGACTTTTACTAATGCAAATTACGCAGTACAAACACTAAGGGATATGCCAAACATAGACCCTGGCAATGTATTATCATTAAATGCACTTGGTCAAACAAATGTTACCGCAACTACTTTTACCAATATTTATGTTCCTCCTCAATTTGACGTATATGCTTTTATTTCAATGGCTTTTCAACCTCCAAGAAGGTCACCAAGTTATCTTAATTCATTTACTAAAAACGACACTAATTTAGTTAGTATAATGACAGGACAAAGATTTGATGATGATTCTACGTTAATGAAATTTGCTACGAGATACATCCATGACAATGCACAAGGACCTGTTTTTTCGAGAATAGAAAGAAATTTAGATGCAGCAACAAACGGTAGAGTTAGAGTTATTGACGCATTAAATGGAAACACCGCAACCGCATTAAATTTATTAACAGGAAGAGAACCTTTAATTGAATTTAATAATAGAGTTACCGTATCCTCAACTTTATTAGGTAAGGGTATAGATTTTTTACAAACAGTTGTTGGAACACAGTTACCATTTAGTGAAATTCCGGGTGATTATTTATCAAACCCAAGAAATCCAATTGAAAATAGACCCGAACCTAGAACTCAATCCGGTGCTATTTTACAAGATATCACGGGAGTAATAGGTTCAATGGTTGGAATACAAAGAAGACCAAAAATTACAAGAAAACCTTCCGATTTGTTTATTGAATATATGGGTCAAGGACCAAAACAGTCTTTATTTGATTTATTAACATATTCAAAATACGCACCAAATTACACAACAACAGCTAGGTCACAACAATCATCTAAAATATTTCAATTTGCAGATAGGGTTGGAGAAGGTATCAAAAACTTATTAGGTCTTGAAGCGCCAAAAGGACTAGCGTACATGGGTGACGATAGAAGTAATGATGTTAGACACACAATGTCCGACTTTAATGATAATGTTGTTAAAAGTAGTTATTATCTTAGTTTAATGTTTGACCCTGTTGCCGCATCATTATTTGAAAGAAAAAGAAGTATTTCACAAGGTGGTCAGATTGGTGGTAAACTAACATGGATTAGTCGTAATTCTATAAATAAATTAGGAGCAAATAATGCTGAATGGGAATCTGAAAGTGGAAAATTAAATGAATCATTATCAACAAAATTTGGTTTTAGACAAGATTCGATATTAGATAAAACACAACAACTATTGGATTCAATGCCAAAAGGTGGTGAAGGTTCTCGTACTCATGTTGGTAATGTAATTGACCAAACAAGTAGAATCTTTAAGGAAGGTGATACAGTAATGTCGAGAGGTTCAAATATTAAGTATACAGATAAATTTTCAGGAGAAGAAACTGGTGTTGAATACTGTAGAGTATGGACAAAAGATAGGTCTTACATGAACTATTCTGATACCATGAAAAGAACCGCAAACATTAGAAAGTTTGATGATAGTATTTTAGGAGGAGAAAGTAGAGTGTGGAATATAAACTACGCTCCGATGTCAAGTGGAGTAAATGACCCATCAGGAAAAAATTCTTTTGATGGAGTATCAACAAACATATTTAAACAAGGTGATGGATTTTATGCTAAAAAATATATGTTTTCAATTGAAAACTTAGCTTGGAAAACTTCAAATACTCCGGGATTTACATATAATGATTTACCATATTGTGAAAGAGGAAACAATGGTGGTAGGGTTATGTGGTTTCCACCATATGATTTAAAAATTAGTGAAAACAATAGTGCTAGATGGAACGATAATACTTTCTTAGGTAGACCCGAACCAATTTACACATATCAAGATACAAGTAGAACAGGACAATTATCTTTTAAAGTAGTTGTTGACCATCCAAGTATATTAAACTTATTAGTTAGAGAACACTTTAAGAACATGAGTGATGATGAAGCCGATAATTATATTGATGCATTTTTTGCTGGATGTATAGACCTCGACTTTTATGCTCTCATAAGAAAATATGCTCATTTAGATTCAAGTGATATTTCAATGATAACAGCATTCTTAAATAACAATAAAGAACCTGATGCTATATTGGAATATATGCCGGCAGTTGATAGTCCCGTTAATAATGACCCAAGTGGTGGTGGTAATGGTAGTGGTTCGGGTAAAGATGATAATAATATTAGTGTTAAAGATATTAATTTAAAATATGCAAACGATATACCTGGACCAAATCTACAAACATTAGTGTCTCCAAATATGTATTCTGATTTATTTAAATCATTTTCTGGAGAATCAATTAATTATCAAGCTAAATTATCACAAGAATTAAAGGGTATGACAGGAAGTACAGACCCTCAAATTATTAAAGAAACTTCATATGTTTTTGGTTCTGAAAAAACAAATGGAGCAAAACCCCCTGTATTATCATTAACTGATAGTGAGGTTGATGAACAGAAAACTAAAATTGCAGGATATTTTACCGAAGCTCAAAAAAATTATGAAACATATATTAGTACCCTAAACCAACTTAAAACTAATTTAGGTAATAATACAACTGGTGATATTACAATAAAAATTGAGTCTTCATGTTCTTCTGTTGCAACAACTCAATACAATGAAAAATTGGCATTAAGAAGAAGTCATAGTATTATACAGGATATTTTTAACATAATTAAATCAGGGTCAACTAGTCCAGATATAAAATGGGTGAGTGGTAATGAAATAGTACCGACCAATAAAACTAACTCAGATAATGATATAGTTTTAATTGAAAAAGATAAACCAATCACAATAACAAAAGAATATAATTTAAAAGATTTAGGATACACAAGTAACTCTACTGGTAAAATTATTATTAAAACAGTAAATTACGGCGAAAACTTTACAGGTGTAAATCCTAACGAATTAGATTGTGTTGGGAAAGAATTTATAAAAACAACAGGTTTAAGAGAATATTCACCTATAGCATTTTATTGTAGACAATCTAAGTTTAGTGTGGATTACACTAATAAACCAATTCCCGAAACACCAACACCAACACCAATACCAGAACCTGTAAAACCTGTTACAATAACCGTACCTGGTAAACCATCAAGAAAACCGGCAATTGACCCAATGAAGAGAATTATTATGAAAACTCTTTCTGAATGTCATTACTTTAAAAAACTTGAGGAAGATTCTCCACTTCAATTTAAATCTCTAAGAGAAAAATTAAAATATTTTCATCCCGGTTTTCACTCAACAACACCCGAAGGATTAAATGCTAGATTAACATTTATGCTTCAATGTATTAGACCGGGAGATACTATACCTGTTAAGGGTATTGCCGACCAAAATGATGTGGCGGCAAGAAATACATCATTCGGACCTCCACCTGTTTGTGTTTTAAGAATTGGTGATTTTTATCATTCTAAAATTATAATAAGAGATGTAAACATTTCATACGATGATAATGTTTGGGATTTAAATCCTGAAGGTATTGGAGTACAACCAATGATTGCTAATGTTACATGTTCAATTGCATTTATTGGTGGTCAAGGATTGTCAAAACCCGTTGAGAGATTACAAAATGCATTATCTTCTAATTTCTTTGCAAATACAGAAATGTAT